GTTGAGATAGATGGCGCCGGTTTTGTCGGAACGGGTCGCGTAGCCGCCCGTCCACCCTTCGCTCGGATCGTCATAACCGCCCGGGCGAATGGCCATGATGACCTTGGCCAGGGTCTTTGGCGGGATCAGGGCGTACTCGCGCTGGTCTTCGGCATCGTTGAAGTCATTCCAGGCGGCGTTGTTGCTGTAGCTGTTCATGAATACTCTCCTGCTTATTGCGCGCGCGGCGCAGTGATCTTGGAAATGAGGCGGCCCAGATGCGGCTCCTCGACGACCTCCAGTCGTCCGGAACGGTCTTTGGCGGGGTAGCCCCAGGGGTTGATGTGCTGGCAGACGAAGGCGCGATAAGGGGTGCCGTCATCCGACTTGAGCACCACCATCGAGATGACCTGATCGACAATGCCGGGCAGTTCCAGCGCAGCTTTGGAGCCCTCGATCTGCGGGCTGAACACTTTGCGGTTGAAGTCGTCGAGCTTTTCGTCGAGGATCCCGACCAGCCAGATGTCCTTGTCACGGACATGCTGCAACTGGGTGAGCCACCCAACCAGTTCGCTGGCATGCAGGCCATAGGCGCCACGCGTGTCAGGCTTGCCGGTTTTTTCGGAGAAGGCCTGTGGCTGACCCTTGGCCCATTGGAGGCACAGGCGACCAGCAACCGTGATGGAGTCGACGAAGATCAGCGAGTACTTGGCCAGCATGGCTGGATCGCCATACTGGGCGCACACTTGGTCGTAATGCGCCTGGCTGTAGGACTGGTCGTCGCGCAGCGCGGGATTCGGGCCACCGATGTAGCAGGCCAGATCCCGGCATTCCTGCCAGGTGCGTGGCCGCACGCTGTCGCCAGGCCAATCCAGCACGGCCAGATCGCCAGCCTCCAGGTCAATGAACAGGGTGCGGGTCGCATCGGCGGTTTTGAGCAGCGTGGTTTTGCCCACACCTGATGGCCCAAGAATGACGCCCTTGGAGCCACGCTTTTCTGCGAGGCGCTGCTCGGCGGTGATGAAGGGAAAGCTCATATCAGACCTCCCCACCAAAGATCTCGGTGACCTTGTCCGTGCCGAGCGCGCCCCGGGCGCGGGCCAGATCGTGCAGGCGGCGCAAGGAATGCAACTGGCAGGAGATCTCAGACGAGCGGGCTTCCAGGCCCTGGATAGCGAAGGCCAGGTCATCGACGGATGCCTGATCGAGGGGAAGGCGGTCGATGTCGGTCTGCCCGGCGTGACCCGGGACGCGGATGGTTTCCGGCAGGTCCGACAGGGACAAGGTTTTTTTGCGCAGGGATTCGATGAGGTTTTTGAACATGGTGATTACTCCGAAAGCAGGGCGAGACGGAAGCTGGGCTTGCCCACCTTCACGGTTCGTGCGGGAATGAATTGCTCGCGCAGGGCACTGGCCCAGGCGGAGAACTTGGTCTCTGAGACGCGATAACTGACGTCGATAAATTCGCGAGGGTTGTCGCCGTTGGCGGCAATGCGCGCATCCAGGTTGGCCAGCAGCGCCTGATCCCATTCGACTTTCTTGGGCAGGTCGGCCGTGATGCGCACCTCGCCATCGTCGAAATGCACCACACCGCTGTCTTTGCCTGCGACCATGCGCAGATGCTTAGCGCGCTCGGCATACTTCAAGTTCAGGGCGTGTTCGATGTGATCGACTTCAGCCTTGGCAGTGGCCAGGCGGTCGGCGACCAGCGTCTTCAGCTGGAACAGGTTGCGGGCATCGAACGCGGCCAGTTCGGTCGCCGGGATAGACAGCACATCTTCATGCTGAGAGGGCAGATGGCGCAGGTTCATGCCACACCTCCTGCCATCACACGCGACGACGTGCTGCTGTGCAGACTCCTCGCCTCGTACTCCTCGATGTCCTCGACGCGGTAGAGGACGCGGCCCTGCAATTTCAGGTACACAGGCCCGATACCGGCGGATCGCCAGCGCTCAAGCGTGGCCTCCGCGACATTCCAGCGCTCAGCCAGTTGGCGCTGATTCAGGTGTTTGACACTCACGTTCTTCTCCTTTCAGGTGATTGCGAAAACGTGAGTGCAGTTTGGGATTCAGGGGGTGGGCAAACCGGTGGGCAAGGTGGACGCAAAAGGTGGGCAGATCAGGCAATTGCTGCCCGTGCCAGCATCCAGATGAAAAAAACGCCTGCAGTGGGCGCAGGCGGACAGATGAGGAGCCGAAGGTGAAGAGAACCTGTTTCTGCCGTGATCAGGCCATCGGCCGAAACCCCAGCAACTGTCGCTGCTCATCCCAGTCCACAGGCACGTCCGCCTGCCGGCCCCGGATTGCGTGAAGATTGCGGTGGCGCGGCTGCCGCCCATCCAGGATGGCCTGCACGATGTCAGGTGCGAGGCGCGTGAGCCGCAGCACCTCGGCGACCCAGCCTGGCTCCAGCTTCAATTGCCGCGCCAGATCGGTGGCATTGGCGACCTCACCGCTGTCGAGCAGCTTTTGCCAGTAGAAAGCCTTGCCGATCGTTCGGATCATGGGCAGGTCAAATGATGAGCGGACCTTGGCATCTTCCTGGCCAGGCGGCGCAATCAGCAGTTTGCGGGTGTGACGACGCTTGATGGTCAGGGGGACGAAGGTCACCGCCGAGCCCTGGCTCTGGTATTCACGCGACGGACCCGATACGGATATCTCAATCTTGCAACGTTGCGGGGTGGATTGGCTCATGCCATCACCTCTTGATCATGGCCGAGGCGCCCCATGGCGGGCGCATCTTTCTGCTCCACCACAAAGGGGTGCCGGGCCAGTTCACGCCGGAATCGGTGCCATCCGTCTTCACGCCAGACAATGTCGAGGCCATTCGGGTGCAGTTGCACACGCTCGATCAGCAGCCGCATGATGCGGTGCTGCTCCACCGGGAACATCTGCGCCCAGATGTCACCGATACGGCGCATGGCCACCACGATCATGGCTTCATCGAGTCCGGGTTGCTCCTGCATTGCCAGCACTTCGCGCCACACGCCGATGATCATCTCGGGCTCCTGCAACACGCGCAGGACCTGCATCAGCACAGCTGATTCGATTTCAGCGGCTGGCATGGGCCCCATGCTGCGCTGGCCAGGGATGCGTGATGCACCGGCGGTCTGTCGCTTTTCCAGGTAGGGAACGTAGTAGTGGTACCGCTTGCCGTTTTTCTTCTGCGTGTAGGTAGGCAGCATGCGTTGGCCGTCGGGGGCATAGAGGAATCCCGCCAGCAGCGCCGGCGTCTCGTTGTACCGGTCACGGGTCGTGCTGCGCTTGCGTTGCGCAACGATGGCGTCGACCGCCTCCCATTGCGCCGTCGAGATGATGGGCTGGTGTTGGCCTTTGAAAACCTCGCCCTTGTGCGTGATCTCACCCAGGTACAGACGGTTACGCAGCAGCTTGAACAGGTACTGCTGATCAATGATCCGACCGTGGTGAAACTTTCCGGTCTGGGTCTCCCAGGACTTGGTGGTGTGGCCTTCAAGCTGGAGTTCGCGCACCAGACGCGCGGCCGATCCATGCTCTGCGTAACGGTTGAAGATCTCGCGTACCAGTACCGCCTCCCTTTCGTTGACGACCAGCTTGCGATCCTTGACGTCATAGCCCAAGGGAGGCACGCCGCCCATCCACATCCCCTTGGCCTTGCTGGCGGCAATCTTGTCGCGGATGCGCTCGCCGGTGACCTCGCGCTCAAACTGGGCAAAAGACAGCAGGATGTTGAGCGTCAGGCGTCCCATCGACGTCGTGGTGTTGAACTGCTGGGTCACAGACACGAACGAGACTCCGTGCCGATCAAAGACTTCCACCAGTCGCGCGAAGTCTGGCAGGCTGCGCGTGAGGCGGTCGATTTTGTAGACCACGACGATGTCGATCTTTCCGTCCTCGATATCGTCCATCAATCGGCGCAGCGCGGGCCGCTCCATATTGCCACCCGAGAAGCCGCCATCGTCATAACCATCGGCCACAGCGATCCAGCCTTCATGGCGCTGGCTGGCAATGTAGGCAAGCCCCGCATCACGCTGTGCCTCCAGGCTGTTGTATTCCATGTCCAAGCCTTCATCGGTGGACTTTCGGGTGTAGACCGCACAGCGCCGCTTGGG